CCTGCTTGTGCTCGAAATCAGGCAATCGTCACCATTGACCAAAATCGACGATTCGGACCCTCTTACTGCCCACTTAGCGGCGCAGTAGCTTGTCAAGCAGAGGAGTGGAAAAGAGAGGTAGGTGCCCATCATCTGCCCGAACGTCACCCTTGAACCGCGTACCGTAGGGTACAACGACTCGCAGGCGAGTTGTTTCACATTCCCGGGGATCGACGTAGCGCGCGATAATATCACACCGAGTAAAGCCTCGGTGACATCCAAGCGCAGCCCGTCGGTTGCTCCCACCAAGTCCACGGAGGTTTGCCAGTCGTAACGGCAGACGCGCTTAATCCGTGAACTCTTAGGTGGTCCCTTCAGCAGCCATCCTGTCTTAGACAGTCGATCATATATGGCTTTATGAAGGGGGCCAAGGAGGTCGTACTCGACGGAGGGTATGCCCAGAGGGCGCACCTTCCCGGCACTAGGGACTTCCTTATAGCGGAGCCGGAATCTGCCTTTAACAGAAGAAGGCATTCGTCCTCGTCTCGTGGCGACCTGGAACTCAGTCCTGTTACTGTTGCTAGACCACCAGCCGGAGCCCGTAGTTAGGGGCTCGTCCCTTGCGGAGGCTGAGGGTATGAAGCTTTCACAGAAACTGGTGTAGTTCCGGTCCCACCCGACGGGGAAGAAGCGTCGACACTGTCTTCTGCAGAATTCCCGGAAGTGGGGGGTGGCCTCAGGGGGCGTGGCTTGGCAGGCGTTGGCCTTCCACGCAGGGAACCCTGAGGGGGGGGGGTGTTTCTCGCAAGTGAGACTCGGGAGCGCGCGTTTAATAGACGATAATGACTGAGCGAAAAGCCATCTATCGTAGCGCCCCAACCTTACGAGGTGAGGGAAGGGGCCGTCCCACCCGAGCTGGGCTCGGGGGAACGGCAGGGGGAAAGGTTTCTCCCCAGGGGGAGAAAGGAGATGAAGGAGATACTTGCCAAGATCGGCGGGTCCTAGGTCCGGTAGCTCACCTTTAGCTAGGTGAAAGCGAATCCGAACGACCTTCAGGCCCGACCTTATGGTCTCCTTAGTACGACGCTCGTTGACCGAGCAAGTACACCGTACGTTGGTACGGTGCTCGCTAGTCGAGCATTGTACAGTTGGAGAGGGCACCGTCGCCGGTTTTATCC